CAGTTCTTTGTCCGGTTCATCCTCATCCTCGGGCTCATCCTCTTTCTCTTCTTCTTTTTTGGATGTTCTGGATTTCCGGGTAGACTTTTCTTCTGGCTCATCCTCATCTTCTTTCTCAGCCTTTTTGGTTGTCTTTGGCTTTCTGCGAGATTTTGAGTCCTGTTCTGGCTCATCATCATCCTCAACATCCTCCACGACCTCGTCAGAAGCATCAGCTTCCTCCATACTGACAAACATGGTCTCAATTTGATCATAAGAGAGAACTGTCAATAAATCATCCAAATTTGGAACTTCCTCCAGAACATCTTCTTCATATGTAGAATCCCTTTCTTTGAAATCAATACGGGATGTTTTAGGGAAAGTGTTTTTACCAAACTTCTCCTCACTGAATCTCACTTTCAATGATTTCCCTTCTTCCAGATCCGGGAAGATTTCATTTTCCTCATCAGTCAACAATTCCTCATTCAACTGCTTTTGGAATAAGTGAAAGGACATATCAAAAATATGGTATTCTTCTTCAAATTCCTTTGCATCAATTGGGAGAACAATATATAAGGAGCGATCCTTTGCTTTAAATGGTAGAATGTCTTCCCACTCAGCCCCATCCTTTTGCATCTGCTTTGCATACTTGCAGATAGGACAAGGGAGGCCAAATGTTCCTGGACAAATGATAGTTTCTTCTTCCGGGCCCACACTCTTGTGAGTTTGAAATGGTTTCCGGTACCACTGACCATCAACTACGGCAATCTGATCTTCATCATCTCTATCCATGTGATGTTCATCAGTCACAATATAAGGAAGGATATCAAAGAGATAAGTTTTACCTCCATCAGGTTTGAACATTTTTACCCCTTTGGGTAGATTCAAGTATCCATAGCTGGATGCTTTGGTTTCTTGCTTTTCTGCATTGCGATTTACTTTACCACGAAATGCACTTGTCTTCTTTTTAGCCATTTTTCTAATTTTTATTTATTAGTTCGTTTCATTTTCGATCCGATTCCTGTATTTACTTTTTTCTGTTTCATTTCCCGTTCCTCATTGATGTCCCTGGGAATGGATGGTCCGGCAAAGTATTGCTGACCGTGGAGCTTTACAAGGTTTTCCAATGCGGCTTTCCTGGTATAGCTAATTTCTTTATAGGCAATTTCTGCCACGTTCATTTCAAATCCCAATTTGACCCAATCATCTTTAGCAGCAATATGATCTTTATGGTTCCTGTAATAGGATTCAATATTTGGCCCAGTTGGTTTCACTCCTGCTCCTAAACATTCATCAGGATCTGTATTGACATCCCTCATTAATTCAGAGCGGACAAGTTTAATCTTTTCTTCAGCCTGGGTGAATTTCTCTTTGCATTCAGCCCAGTGCTTTCCATACTTTATAGCAAGACTCGCCTGATCTAACCATTCAAGGTCCAGGGACGAATCGTCTATGTAAACATCATTTTCGTAATTCATATTCTTAATTTTAGTTTTAATCCCAATCTATTTTACCGATGGTTTGTTCAATTCTCTTTTTAACAAAGGTGCTTGGTTTTGTCTTTCCTGATTCAATGTTATGAATCGTAACTGGGGAAATCAATGTAATTTCTGCTAGTTGTTTTTGATTCAATCCCTTTTCCCTTCTTACTTTTATTAAATTCATATCTTGGTTTTCAAATTATTAATTAATTCATTTCTATATGTGTTAAAATGAACTTCCCTTTCTAATTTTTTTCTTATGGGGTGGTTCCAAGGTAATATTGGCACCTTTCTAAAAAAGGTATATGTTGAGATTTTTTCGAACCTACGTGCATAGTCAATTGATTTATTATTATTCCCCCACCAACGAGTTTCACCTACCCATATTTGTTTATCCTCTACATAATACCAAGGTACAAAAAAGCATTTTCTAGCATACGATAGACGTATTGCTAATCTTCCTGGAAATAAATCAGGATATTTTTTTACAAGAGTACTTATTTTCATTCTTTTTTTATTTCAAATCAAAGGAAGGGAGCTGAACAACCAGGTTTCCATCTAATTACTTTCCCCCTTCCTTACCTAATACTACGCAGCTCTAAGCTGGGCGATAGGATTTAATTGGATAACTTTGTCGGTTATCGGTTACTGATCATCTCAAACGATTTATACCTTCCCCTGCAGTCAAAACCAGAACAGCCCCAATAAAATAAACGGAAGCGGGGAAGCTTGCCAACCCTCAGCCTGTAGAGGCGCTGTGCCTGTAACATTATTACTTCCATAATAATGAGCCCTTTTTTCATTCTTCCGTTCTTACAATTGGCAAATTGTGTGGAGCTGCGGGGAGTCGAACCCCGGTCCCAACAGATTAGTCTTTAAATCTCGACAATCAATATTTTCAAAGAACGTTTATTCACCACAAATAACATTGTAGCATGCAAATACCAAACCAGGAAACAATGTATTGTAAAATGGTTCAAGGAAATTCTCCATCACCAATGCAGCCCGGTTATTATTAGATTTTAATAAAACAGATTGACAATATCCCAACACATGCCTGCGGATCTTCTCCGGCTCTTCCTGTTTCAATCCGATTAATATGCTACTGACTTTCTTCCAACTACTCCCTTCATTCAAAAGCACCCTACATAATTCAATACTCTGACTATATTCAACGGCAGCCTTCTCCGCTGTCTTCAATCTATTGTCTGGTTCCACACTCAATACCTGCCCCAGAATCTGCAGAGCATTCCGGGGATGTCCCAATCCGTCCTGTATGATTTGTTGATAAACCGGCTTCAATAACGTCTCATCTTCTCCGTCAACTACTTTCCTGAGCAATGACATCATTTGCCTATCCTCCAATGTTTTCATGGCAAATGTACTACAACGTCCTTTCAGAGTTGGTTTCAACTTATGATCGTCCGTAGTACATAGAATAAAATAAACATGCTTCGGAGTATCTTCTAATATCTTTAGTAAGGCGTCCTGGGCCTGTGTAGTTAATTCATGGCAATTATGAACAGTAATCTCATTTGCAAAGTAACTTGGGTGTCCTTCAATTTCTAAATCATAAAAGGTTACATAGCCTTGATCTCTTTCTTTACTTCCAATAACACTGTTGAAAGATTCTCCAGCACTTCCTTGTTGGTAAATCTCAACACTCGCCACCCTAACTGATTCAATTTCTTTGTTTTCTTTTGATCGCGTAATATACTCTTTTTCGCATGATGCCCTCTTCCATCTATTTCTATTGCTAATTTGATTGATGGATTTCCTAGGTCTACTTTGTAATTGGAGGTAAACTCTGAATTGTCCGTTGGGGAATGCCCTGTTTTTATTACCACTTCCATTTCCCATCCTAAAGAAGTTGCTAATAATTTTTGAGGAATTGTTAATTTTCCGTTCCCCCCTCGTTCCCCTTTCCATACATGAAGAGTTCCATTTAATTGTTTTGTGGCTCTTCCTTTGTCCAAATTTATTTGTTGGAAGGATGGATTGTTCTTTTTCATTCTTTCTGAATGCATTTTGCAGAGAGCTATTCCTTTCTCTGTTTTGAAATATTCTAATCGTTTGCGAGATATTTTGTCCTTCGTTTCCGAGGAACGCCGCATCCCAACTCGATTGTTGCCAGCTAAAACATTCCCACAAACTCTGCCACACGTCTGTGCTCTTGAGTCTGATTTTAATGTAAAACTCTCTCCACAAATAGAACATACTTTTTTCGTTCTTCTCATGTTTCTCTAAGTTAAGTGAATTCATGTTAGGCATAAATTTACTAACTTTATTTAGAAAAACAAAAGAATCTTGTAAATATTTAGCTTTTAGCCATCCATCTGGAGTCAAAAATAAATGATCCTCAGAGCAGGTAATGGTTTGCCCATTCCTAAATTTAATAAGGCATACCCTGTTTAAATCCACTTTATTTCTAAAAGTTTTACTGACTTGAACATTCCCTTGTATATTTTTTACATAATCCCCTTCCATTATATCTTCAATAGGTCGGACAGAAGCATCCGCCATAGTAATTAAAGTTCCTTTTGCAAAACACTCATCTAATACCCATACACGACATGGACCATTGATTGGCTTATATCCACTCTTTCTCCTTATTTCCCTGGCCATATCTATTCCACGAAAATCAGCAATGTCAATTTCTTTAAAATCCTCCCCAACACAACCTAATTCATCAGCCATAATTCTGGCCACTGTAGTTTTCCCGGTTCCGGTGGGCCCAGTAAATAAAAAGCTGTGGGGGCAGTTTCCTTTCTCCAGCATGTTAGAGAGGATTTCAATAACTTCTTCATTTCCTATAACCTCATCAAAGGTCTGTGGACGATATTTTAAATGTAGACTCATTCTTTTATTTATTATATTATACTAAAAATATTTTGATTTCTTTTAAATTTTCAACTTTTTTTTGTTTGACCAGCTGGAATCTACGTCACAAATTTCGGCATCTATATTCAAAGGAACATTAATCCACTTCCATTCTTTAGGCAAATCAATACAAGTAATTTTCTTAATTGTTTTGCAAACCATTTCAATTTCATCCGGATGAGCGTCCAATACTATTTCATCATGGATCTGTCCTATTATTTTTGTATCCCATTTATCTCTGATCATTATCCTGTCAGCCTGAATAAAAGACCAAAGGAGGCAATGAAACGCGGCTCCCTGTACTGGATAATTAGTCACATCATTCTTCCCCATCACTCCACTACAGGTGAATCCCGTATGCATTGAAATATACCCGTACTTCTGGTATGTTTTCCACCAACGTTCTTTCCATTTGGCATAAACAGGAAATCTATTTTCCCAAAAGTCTTTCTCTATTGCTTTAATATGTTCAGTGAAAGCATCAAAACTCTTTATTCCATTAGCCCTCATATGATCACTCAAGGTTTCATCCCCAAGGGCAATCCCTTGCCCAGCTTTCCAACTTCCATGAGGGAGCTCTCCCCAGGTACAAGCCAATGCATCCGAACAATTTTTGAAGTAATCCCCGTAGAATTCTGGAAATACAAATCCATTCTTTGCTGCTTGTCTCAAAGTACCGTGGTCTTCCCTATTCCTGTCAAAATCATCAATCATAAATATCTGGGCAGCCATATCACCATGCATGTCAGAAGTTGGATCCGTGATGTACTTAATCATAGTAGGATCATTATGATATGTTGCTGCGATACAAACTTCCAATCCACTAAAGTCAAATGCTAATAGTTGATGTCCAGGACGAGGAAACAAAGCATCCCGGGTAATTTTCATTGATTCCTTATCTCGTTTGGGAATATTTTGGAAATTGGGTTTGTCGCTGCTGGACCGGTACGTCCGGGCAATATTGAGATTAAAAAATGGATGTAGATAGCCATTGACCTGCTCCCGTTCAAATGCACTGAGGTAGGTGTCTCTTAATTTCTTTAGTTTCTTTATTCTTAATAAGGTGTTTAGCTCTGGGATGTTTAAAGAAGTGAGAGCCTCTTCATCCGTTGATCCCTTTCCTGAGGCTGTTTGTTTTGTTGGCTCCAGTTTCTTGACTCCGTATAAGAAGGAACCAAGTTGAGAATCACTGTGAATGTTTGGTCTATGATTTTTGACGGTATGACACCAATGCTTGTAAAACTTAGTTTCCATGAAGTTCCTTTCCAGGCGCTCAATGTTTTTCGTTAAATGAATTTTCTTTTTAGCGGTGTATTCCAGATCAACCCTTATTCCTTGACGTTCAGCCCTGGCAAGGGCAAGAGTCCCTGAATGCAAAAGGGAATATGCTTGTTGAGTTTTTGGAGTAATATTCATTTATTTCCGTTTAAATAATGTCATCTTATAAAATTACTATTTTCTTCACTCTCTGATCTGTTTCTTTTGTCAATCCTTTATTCCAACTTTCACGTCCTATATTGGAAGTAGCGTATTTTTCCACCCTTTGATCAGTTTCCTTTGTTAATCCTTTATTCCATGCGGGTTTTCCAAACATTGAATTCTTTTCTCCTTTATTAGCGTCACTATATTTTTTTATTCTTTGATCTGTTTCTTTTGTCAATCCTTTATTCCATGGAGGTTTTCCTATTTTTGATTTTCCCATCTTCTTTCTAACCTCTTCTGTATAAATTCCTATTTTCCCTTTATTCCAAGTAGGTTTTCCTTTTTTAATTTTACTTTGGTTTTGTCTACATTTTTCGCCTTCCTCAGTTTTATACCAAGCCTTTACAAATTCACTATGCTTTTTAATTGTTTCTTCCGTATGCTGTTTCCCATAGAATGGATTATCTTTTCCAAATTGGTGTTTCCCATAGAATGGATTATTTTTTCCAGAAATATCAGCATGATTTTCTTTTATTTTTCTTTTTGTTTCTTCAGATCTTATTACCCCTAGACAAGATTTAGCTATTTTACATATATTAAATTCTGGATTTAATGTATCTATATAGTACTGTTCCCTTTCAATTAATTTATCTTTTGGGCAATATTCTAATATTGAAAATTGGAAATCATCTATCCCATATTTATTAACATGATTTTGTAAATGTTTGTTTGTATGTTTTTTATTTTTTAAAGATTTGAAATGACTATATTTTCGACTTTTAAAATTAATTGAACTCCCTATATAAATCTTATTATTTACTTTAGATTGAATTCGGTAAATACCTGATGCATTTGGAAATTTTGTTCTCTTCATACTGTTAAAATATAAAGCCCCTCCAGTAAATAGCTTATCAGTCATACCATACGGAATGAATGTATTTACCTTTGGGGCGTTAATATTTTCTGTTTGATTCATAGTATAACTAATAAGCAATATAAAGATAAGTATAATTTAGTTAATAAACAATAGTGTAACCTTCATTTTATTAGATTCAATCATAATCTAAAACGGCAAAAATGAATAATTCAATTCCTCAATTTGT